ACGCTGTACTTTTATTACATCAATGGATTCTAGCGTAGGGTTCACTTTGGCACTTCTGGACTTCAGGATGTTCTGTTTTAACCAAATGGCGCAAGTCAAAAGCTCAGAAAATTTAAGTTTTAAGCACACAAAAAGTATTACAGCATTAGTGGACCGACTACCTAGAGTGATTGATTTTAATAAGCATACATTTAAACAGAGTATTGAAGAATATAAGTATATGGTAAGAAAAGAAATTAAAGAAGAACAAGCGCACGAGATATTAAAAGACTTATTTAAAAACGAATGGGCTAATAAACAAGTATGCACACATAGAACTTTAAAAACTACTAGACCAAAAACCGTGCAAGACTTAGTACAATATAAGCCAATAATGGATAACTTCAAAAAAGAGAATAATTTACATAATTCAAGTAATGCGTACAATTTACACAACGCGGTTACGTCATATCTATGCCACGAGCAAGGAGCCAGCAATATAAAAGACGAGAGCGAAAGAGCAAGAATAAGACTAGAAAATTGTCTTTATAAATCCTCGAAAAATATTATAAATAGAAGTAAGGAGTTATTACTAACAGCATAAGCACAAGTAAATTAAATAAGTCCTGGAGTTTTAAATTCTAGGACTTTTTTATTGCTTATTTATTATTGTGATATTGTAATCAGTCAAAAAACTGTTATTATTAAATAGTAAACCATCTTTATTTACTACCATGGCGACACGCTCAATTATTGGAATCCTACACGACAACAACACAATCGAATCTATTTACTGTCATTATGACGGTGTGCCCAGTAACACGGGATACTTCTTATTAAAATACTACAACACAAAACAAAAAGTTTTAGATTTAATTAAAAAAGGTGACTTATCAAGTATTGCAGCGAGTCACGACTGGCAAAATCAACAACTTCCAACAATAGAAAATAAAATACAATTAACCCCAAAACCCTACAGCAAAAGAACCGACCAACCCGAACCAAGCACACAACCAATAGTACACGATATACAGTGTAAATTTTTTGATAATTTGATGGGAGAAGAATATAAGTATTTATATATCCCCGAAGATAGATACAACGACGGATTTATTATTACTGGCTGGAAATGCTGGAACGTACAAAACAGAGAAAATAGATACTTAGTAAATATCCCAAAAACTAACCCAAACTACTGCACAAGCAAATTTGCTTATAGTTATTCTTATTAATTCAGGAGTTAAAACAATGTCATTATCAAGACCACACGAAAACGAAAAAAAGTTTTTTATACAAAAATTTAAACATCTTGCTAATTGGTTCCCACACTTAACACTTGATGAAACGGTAAAGCTAGCACTATCACAACTAGACCAGGAAAAAATTAATTATCCTAATTATTCAAGTTTAAAAGTATGGCAACATCCAATCGAAAAAGAAAATGTTAATTATATTTAATCACTGTTTATTCACTTCCACGTCATACCATCCCCACAAATGAACAAACCCATCAAAAAAAGTTACAGCCGAAGCGCAGCAACTACCGCGAACCGCAAATTTTACAGAATGGCTACGGTGTTTTTTATACTGTCTTTTATTTTCGCAATGTACAGTACAAACTACAGCGACTTTATGGCACAGTGCACACAGCGCAACAGCGCGAAATATTGCGAGGAAATTTATAGAAATTAAAATTTTATTTTTCCGCAGTATCCACCACGGCCCGAGAATAAACGGGCCCTTTTTATTGCATCCCCGCGCAGTATCCACGGCGCACAGTATCCACCGCGCCGCGCTCTATTCTCCACACACAGAGGACACGGGGCTATATTGCAAAATTTTTTATAAATTTTTTAATACCCCTGAACCTACTGATAAATCCAACAATAATACTACTTTTTCTTCTCTACACTAATAGATAGTTGTGGAGTGTTAAGGTTTATAGTCTCTTCGCTTTCCCCTAGTACTTTACCTAGTGAATCTAATACCTGAGCAGCAGTTTGAAGCTGGCCTCTCTTCACAGCCTGGTTGAAAAGTCTCATTCTCATACCCTGCAGCCGTGCAATCATCTTATCTCTATCCTTTTGCCAGTCCTCATCATTCCATTCTTTTACCTGCCTCCAATCCCTCCAAGCTGTCTCCACTCCAATATTTTCCTTGGAAGCGTGATCTAAAACTAATTGTCTGGTTGTTAAGCCTTCAAGCTGACGTTTATACAATCTCTGCCTTCTTGCTTCGATAACTGTATCTGGATTTCTCTTTCCACAGACCTTTCCACCCATAGGTGCATTGGGACTGTCTACATCTGGTCGATAGTATGCTTGAGCCACGGACTAAATAAATACTAATACTTGAATAATAACCCTAAAAACAGCATTTAGTCGACTAAAACACGGAAATCTGTCGATATTTAAGCTATTCTTTACTACATGAGCGTAAATACAGCCGAAAATCTATCACTTAGATGGGCACAGGGGGAGGTGTTCAACGCAAAAGAAAGATTTAGAGTCCTGGTAGCTGGCAGAAGATTCGGAAAATCATATTTATCCTGCATAGAACTTTTAAAAGCAGCAATAGACCGCCCTGGCGAAACCTATTTCTACTGTGCCCCCACCTATCGCATGGCAAAAGACATCGCATGGAAAGAAATAAAGAAACTCATCCCACCAGAGTGGATACAATCCAAAAATGAAACCGACCTCAAAATAGAACTAATCAATGGATCGCTAATCGAACTCAAAGGTACAGAAAATGCAACAACTCTTCGTGGCCGAAGCCTTGCTGGAGTAGTACTAGACGAAGCAGCCTTCATGGATTCCGATGTCTGGTTCCAAGTAATCCGACCAGCCCTCGCAGATAAACAAGGTTGGGCACTCTTCATCTCCACACCAGACGGCACAGCATCATGGTTCTACGATTTATGGTGCTACGTTCCAGAAGATGAAACAGGTGACTGGAAACGCTGGAGCTTCACTACAATAGACGGGGGTAATGTTCCAGAAGAAGAAGTCCAGGCAGCCAAGGCCCAACTTGACAGCAGAACATTTAAACAGGAATTTGAAGCCAGCTTTGAGAATCTCACTGGTCTTGTTGCAGTCTCGTTTTCAGATTTCAACATTTCTACCGAAGCAGAGGACATATCCATCGCCCCACTCTTATTAGGGGTCGACTTCAACGTAGACCCACTTTGCGGAATCTGTGCTGTCCGACATAGAGACATACTATACGTCTTTGATGAGATAATTTTGACGGGAGGTGCAACAACCTGGGATTTTGCCGAAGAAGTTACAAATCGTTACGGAGTTGAAAGACGTATAGTAGCTTGCCCCGACCCTACAGGTGCAGCCCGAAAAACATCAGGAGTGGGTTCAACGGACCACACAATTTTGCGCAGAAGCGGATTCACAGTATCCTCTCCGCGTTCTCCCTGGAAAGTCCGCGATAAAGTAACCGCAATAAATACCGCACTATATGATGCAGCAGGAGAAAGAAGAACTTTAATTCATCCACGCTGTAAAGAACTTATAAAATCCCTTCGCACTTTGACTTACGCACCAAACACAGGTATGCCAAACAAAAACCTTGGGGTTGACCACGCATTTGACGCTTTCGGATACCTTTGCCTCCAACAATTTAACCTTGCCAAACCAGAGACATTAGGTCAAACTTCGTTTAGAATATACTAAGAGTTACCTAATTTTTACTATGCCAGGACACTACGGTTCAATGAAACCAAAAGGTAAGAAGAAAAAGAAAAAAGGAACTAAGAAACGTGGCGAATGTTCCTGTAAATAAAGCGTTATACTCTAGGGTAAAGTCAGAAGCTAAACGCAAATTTGCTGTTTATCCATCGGCTTACGCTAACGCATGGCTTGTAAGAGAGTACAAAAAGCGTGGTGGCACTTATCGCACAGGAACTAAGAAACGTGGCAAGAAGTAGCGGTGGTCTAACCCGTTGGTTCAAAGAAAAATGGGTAGATGTCAAAACTGGCAAGCCTTGTGGCCGTCAAAAAGGCGAAAAACGAGGTTATCCAGCCTGTCGACCCAGTAAACGTGTCTCAAATAAGACACCTAAGACAACAAAAGAGATGTCAAGTGCTGAAAAAGCAAGATTTAAGCGTGAAAAAACCAGTAGTGCTAAGATAAAGTATCAACATAAACGTAAAAAAGCTACCAAAAAGAAAAAATGACTGAAATCACACCAGAAATGCTTGACATCATCGAAAAAGTCAAAGGAAAGCGAAATCCTGCACTTTGGGACCCCAGATGTGAACAATATCTAGCAAATATGAAAAAAGGTACTGTAAAAAAGTCAACTACAAGTTAAACTATTTATAAATACTCTTTTTTCTTAGAACAATGGCATTTTTTCGTGGAGAGGAAGGATCTGTTAAATTTATAAACGGATCTGGTACACCAGCAGCAATTACATCTACTACTGCTTGGACATTAGACACAACAAAAGACACGTTAGATGTAACCGCACACGGTAAAACATCAAGAGAATTTGTTGGTGGATTAATTTCTGGTTCTGGTACTGTTGATTTTTTATATACAGCAGCAAGCGGAGATGAAACAGCTAATTTTTTCGCAGATGTATTAACAGCAGAAGATCCAGCAGATGCACAATTTGAATTATTCTTAGATACTTCTGGAACAAAAAAAGTAACCTTTAATGGAATTGTAACGGGATCAAGTTTATCTTCAACTGTAGGTGATCTTTCAACCGTTTCAATTAGTTTTATAACTTCTGGTGCTATCACTAACGCTGCATAATGCCAAGAAAAAAAGGAGTAAGTTTGTCTGTTGGACGAGGCGAAAAGTCTCGGAAGGGAGGACTTACTGCCAAAGGTAGAGCAAAATATAACCGTGCAACGGGTAGTAATTTAAAAGCACCTGTTACCGAAAAAAATCCTACAGGAAAAAGAGCAGCTAGACGAAAATCATTTTGTGCCAGAATGAAAGGAGTCAAAGGCCCTACAAGTAAAAACGGTAAGCTAACAAGAAAGGGATTAGCATTAAAGAGATGGAGGTGCTGAAATGACTTACTCATTACCTGGAATGTTCAAAACCAGTATTACCGCTACTACATACATAGGTAGTACTGATAGTCCTTTTACCCGAAATAGGGCTGTACTGGACATGGTAAAAGGTTGGGAAATAATGAAAGCTGTAACTGAGGGAACAGAGTACCTCAGAGAAAACAGCGAAGCATTTTTACCATTAGAGCCAAGAGAAGATTATGACGCTTATCTTGCAAGAGTAAACAGATCAGTATTTAGTCCGTTTACACAAAGATTAATAAGAGCAGCTACAGGTTTAGTTCTTCGCAAACCAATAACATTAACAGGCGATCCATACTGGACAGAAATGTTTAAAGCAGACGTAGATGGTTGTAAGTCAGATTTAGATGAGTATGCAAGAAGATTGTTGATGTGTTCTCTTACTTATGGTCAAAGTCATATTCTTGTAGACTACCCTGCACCTGGCGGAGCAGTAAGTTTAGCCGAAGAGCGTTCACAAAACCGCAGACCTTATTGGATAGAAGTCGATCCAACAAATATTTACGGTTGGAGATTAGATAGAGAATCTAACTATGGAAATCTTATACAGGTAAGAATTGCAGAAAAAGCTGTATTACCCGATGGTGCTTTTGGCGAAAAAATATATGACCAAATGCGAGTC